TCGTCACAAACAACACGGAAATCGTAAATACCACGACGGCCTTGTACGTCACGGAGGAACGGTTCCACTAGATTACGGAACTGTGAACGAGTGAATGCATCGTTGAATTCAAAGAGAGTGAACTTAGATGCAGTTGAGATTGCCTTCTCTAGGACGATGAACAAACGACGTACGTTGATACGATCAAATGCGCTTGGCTTTGCAAGCATTGTCTTGTCACCGAAGAGGACAGTACCCTGACCTGGGAATGTTACAACCGGGTTAACACCAGACTTGTAGAGTAGATCACGTTCTGATTTCTTTGGGTTATAAGAAAGCTTGACGACATTCTTGATATTACCGCGATTGAAACCAGCAGGTGAGAACCACGGATCACGGGTTGTATCGGTACGAACCATAAGACCTGCAGTATCACCGTTCATTGGAACATAACGGTATACGTCATTGTACCTATCGTACTGATACTTCCATGCGCTGTCCATTACGGCATAAGAACTTGATGGAAGAGTATCACGGAAAGCGATGATATCAGTTGCTTCCTTACCAGCATAGCTTGAGTTATTTACAACGTCACCAGACTCTGGTGATAGGCAGACGATGCAATCAAGTCGAGTTTCACAAATATTATTGATGATATGTGCAAGAACTGTTGCATTATTATCTGCACCGAGGATCAGCGATACGTCAACATCCTCTGCGGACTGGAACTTATTGTATCCATCAATCAGCTGAGCATTTGTTGGAGCTGCACCATCTGAACCACCAGAAAGTGAAACTGTCTGTGGACGATCATCTGATACTGAGAATGTTGATGTTGAAGCGCCACCAGCGCTTGTCATTACATCAACGTGTGAAGCCCACCAGAGATACTGTGAACGCTGATTGATTACTTCCTTATAGTAGATTCCGGTACCGTCAGTTGCCTTTGCATCATTTGCACGAGAAACTGCAGGATAAGCTTCTAGAACTTGCCCCTTGATACCTGTGATATTACCGTCTTCGTCTACAACTGCGATGTGAAGTTCATCTCCAGAACCACCCTTTGCTGTTGCATAGGTTGATGTACCTGGAGCTGCATCAAAGTTGTTGTAGTATTCCCAACGACGATTGACTGAAGCAGACTGAACTTTTGTGGTATTATCTGTTGTTGAGAGCTGATCTTGTGTTGGGGCAGTATCAACAACAATTGCGGTTGAGTTTACAGATGCAACTGTAAGACCATCACCTAGATTGATTGATGCGCCCTGAAGGAATAGAATGTCACCTGCAGCAACTGAACCACTTACATCAATATCTGGTCCTGAAGTAAGATCTGAGCTTGTATTTGCACCCTTGGTAAGAACTGTTGTGCTGCTTGCAGTAAATACTAGATTTGCACCAACTGTTGAAGACCATGCATTAGAGCTCTGACATACAGAAACCTTCAGTGAATTCCCGAGCGTACCTGGATACTTTGCTACCCAGTCACCTGAATTACTGATTCCTGATGAATAGTTGTTTTCGTAATCTTCGCTGTTCTTGACAAGGGTATTTGACCAACCATTGCCATTAGCATTGTTTGCGCTATTTAGAACACGTGAAACGTAAAGTGCGTTACCATATGCAAGGAAGTTAGCAGCAGTAAACCATTCCTGATAGTTATTAGAATCCGGCTTACCAAACTGAGCTACCAATGTATTTTCTGAATCGACAAGTACACGGATATCTGCTGGGCCCCAATTGAAACGGCCAGCAATAGCACCCTCAGTTGTTGAAACTGCAGGGATAACCGTTGTAAGGTCAATTTCACTTACATTAACGCCTGGTGATACTTGGAAAGGCATTTTTTCATTCTCCTCATTAACTCGAGTGTTATTTTAAAATATCTCATTCAATGATTATTTATAAAATGAAAGAAATTACCAATCCCCTCCCCATTTGTTGTCATTATCAAAGCCGTTCCAGAACTCTGAACCAGATGGAGTATTTATTGTAGTCTCAACTTCGGGATTTCCGCCATCATCTATAAAACCAAACGGCAGAACATCATCATCGACCATCTTTTCTCTATCTTCAAGAAGCTTCTTTCGGAAATCAGTCTCGGTCAATTCTTTGAAGAATGATTGATTTGTTGCCCAAGCAAAGAGAACTACACACATGATAAGATCGTCATGAGATCCACTTTCAGCTTCGTATGATGTTCCCCTTTGAACGAATGTTGAAAGTTCGTTGACTAGATTATAATCATTCAAGATAATCTTATCTTTTTCAATCATAGTCTTAGAGTTTGAACAACCAATTCGTTTAACTTGTTTAGTAGTTCTTACGCCGCGCTGAACTGTAGATGAGAATCCACCACCAATGATCTGGCCTGCTCTACCCTTCACCGACGTAAAGATGATGTTTTCATATTCAAGATCAAAGTGTAGAATATCAGCAACCTGTTGCCCGTTATCATTAATTTCTATTAAAGCAAATGCATTGTTATAAGATTTTGCTACATTGTAAATCACTTCAGGATAGAGAAGTGGGTCGATAATATTATTTTTATAAGCTACAACGACTTTATATGGAACTTCACTCACGTCAAAGACAAGAAATGCTGATGCATCGATACCAGAACCTCTTGATGTATCAACTACGCAGAAGTATATTCCTTTCTCCTTTGGTTCTTCATAAATTGAAAGACTTCCACCATAATGCGTACTGTCTGGATTTATGAAAGTCAATCTACGAAGAACATTTGGATCAATCAATGTATTCGTGGACCCAAGGAACTCCGCCGCGAACTCTTGGCGGAACTGATCTTCGCTGGTATTTGCAATTGTTTTTTCTTTCCAAGCTTCATCTCTTCCTGGTACTGAGTCCCAGTTAACGGAAAAGTTAACATATTCATTTCTACCCTCAACACTATTTGTCCAAATCTTGTAGAACAAATCAAAGCCGTTTGGAGTTGATGTAATTACAACCTTAGTATTTGTACCAGAAATAATTGTTGGGTATACTGATGTAAAGAAGTCATCTTGTATATTACGAGGAACGAATGCAAATTCGTCAAGATACAAAAAATTAATACTATAGCCTCTGATCGCACTTGATGCAGTAGAAGCAGCAATAATTTGACTTCCATTTTCAAGCTCGACATTTGTTTTATTCCATGTCACAACACCTTGTTGTAGCCATTTTGGAAGATATTCAAATGCTCTTTGAACACGAGATAGAATCTCTCGAGCAGTTGACAATTTATTTGCAAGGATCGCTACAGTATAACTTTCATTAAAAAGAACATGCCAAAGAATGACTGCTGCGGCAGTGGTAGTTTTACCTGCCTGCCGACAAGTTTTAATAACTGTAAATCTGTTATCTGCAATAATCCCAGCCATTTCTGATTGAAATGGATACATATCGAAGTTTACAAGACCTCTGTCTAGGTTGACGATCTTTACATATGTACGAATGAAGTAATCAATATCTTTCGAGCATTTAATGACTTCTTGAACCTGCTCAGCAGTCCATTCAATTGGCACATATGCTTTCTTGAGGTTTGGATTATTTAAATATAATTCAGACATTTTTCACTTTTTCTATTGACTTTTATAAAAACCATGTTATAATAGCCTTTGGGCTTATTCAATAAATGGTTTTAATTATTCACTTTGTTGTTTGATAAGTTTCTGAAGTTCACTCGTTGAGCCAACAAAAAGTGCATTCGTAACATTCTGGGGCTGAGATGAACTATCCTCTTTTATTTGTTTTACTTTTCTTTGTAACTCTAGTAAGTCTTTGTTCGCCTCAACAATCGTCTTCATTAATGTCGAGAGAACTTCATATGCACGCGGAGACTCTGATGTGGAAGCGATAGAGGACAAATCATCAATTGATTGCTGAGCATTATCGATGATGCTCTTTAAATTTTCTCTAGCATAGTAGTAGTCGTCCATAACCTCGTCATCACTGATCGAGGGTTTATTCATTGGAGTAACTCTTGATTCATCAATCACTTCTGCTATTGGTTTTGTATCAGTAGGAAGATTGAGAATCTGTTCCATATTCTTTTCCAAATTTGTTTTCATTAAGAAGTCTCTATATTGAATGTATCAATATCGATATTGACTGAGAAGCCATAGTCACTATTTGCGCTGATCTGGTTGATGTTGACAGAAAGAGAACTGTTGGCTGATGGTGAATAAAGAGGTGCACCATTTGCATATTGAGCCGGTGTTACGGTAATACGCTCTCCAACTGGAGTATCGGCCGGAGTATCGAGATGAATATCCGCAATTGCTCGTTTGATAATACCAGAAGTAGTTGATGGCCCATACATATATGCCTTTACATTGAAATCAAGAGTATAGATTAGAGCACGACGAATATCAAAGTCGCCATCATATGTATCTTCAATTCCAACATTCTGAAGAACAACAGGTGCATCGACAACGATATTCATCTCTGGAATCAGACGAACATTCGTTGTAAACTCTGGTCGGAAGTATGGGAGAATCTGTTCTAAGATCTGAGCACCATCATCGGCATTCTTCACGAAGATTGAGAGAGCGATGTTGATATCATACGGAACTGGAACGTACTGAGTCTTTAATCTGTCAGTATCACTATTCAGAATCTGAACATTCTTTAGAGTAGATGAAAGCTTTCTTTGAGGAGCATATATCATACTCGTAATCTCAAAGCCCATTCTCGGGAGAGTAATAGCAACATCTTGCTCAAGGTTCGGATCTTGAACGAGACGAACGAGCCATTTCTCTTTAGGACCGTATGCAAGTGGTACTGCAATTGATTGAATACGATTACCACTTGAATCGAGTCTCTGAACAACGATATCATTGAACAGATTGCCAAAAGCGATAATGTATTTACGTATTGCCCCGTGATAATATTGTTGACCGAACATTTTAATATCTATCTATTTCGCTAAAGGGATTTGATTCACTGAAATCAATTACAGAAGTTGAACTGAATACTGGATCGTTCGATTGGAAATACTCATTATTTGCCGTTGGTTGAGTTGCTTCAACACGATATTCTTGCATTAACGAACCACCCTCTTCAAGTAGAAGAATCGAGCCATCTTCTTGTAGCATTTCATTGGTAAGAATATCAGTTGAATAGTTATCCTCAATCGCATCAAT